AAACGCAACACAAAGAAATGCAACCAACAACCAATCAACGGTTGATTTCGTAAGACAAAATTTATTCCTATATGGCGCTAGATTTGCCAAGGGAGTTTTAGCTAACAACTTAGATCCAGCGGCTTCTCAAAACGCCACAACAGGTCAGTTAGTTGTTAGAGATACCGATACAGCTGGTCAAGTTGAATTAGCAACTGCAAGCAATTTAGCCGATGTTTTAGGAATTACTTTTATGAATGACGAAACTTTGGCATCAGGAGCTACTGTTTCCATTGATTACGCTATCAGTGGGGATATTGACGGAACTCTTTTACTGCTACCTGATAGCGTGACACTAGACACGGTTGTGGGAAATAAGGCGCTTAGAGACGTATTAAACGATTTAGGATTTGTGATATTCGCAGTCCAAGAACAAACTAAAATAGACAACTAATGGCAATCACAATTCAAAATCATACAAAAACGATTGCCAGTAGGGTAGTCGGTACATTTGTAGAGGACAAACCAGTTTTAGCGGGATTTTCTGGATTTTTTCCAAGAGAAACCGCTTTGACTAGACAGCTAGATTTAGAAGTTCAACGGAACAATGATACTATCGCCGTGGACGTTCGAAGATTTACTGAGGGAAACAAAATAAATTTAGTATCGTTACTGAAAAGAAATTTGAGCCTCCATATTTTAGAGAGGAATACGATTTTCAAAATGATGAAATTTATATGTCTACGATTGCGCTAGGCGTTGGATTGGAAAATTCAACTGTTAACGCAATTATCGCTCAAAACGCTTTGCGTAATATTAGAAAAATGCGTGATAAGATTGAGCGATCAATCAGAAAGCAGCAAGCCGATGTTATGCAAACGGGAATCGTTGAGCTAATTAATGGAGATTCTATTGATTACAAGAGAAAGTCCGCTTCTATGGTTGATTTAGGGGCTGGGGGAATACTTCACCAATGCCACTGCTAATCCTTTAGCAAGTATAAAAAACGCAGGTACTTTCTTGAGAGACGTTGGAGCAAGTTCTTCAACAACGCTTAACATGGTAATGCGTGGAGAAGGACTAGCCGCTTTATTAACTAATCCAGTTTTTAAAGCCGAAGCTGATAACAGACGTATTAACCGTGCTGATGTACAATCTCCAGAATTTAACAACGTTACTGGTTTTGCTTTTCATGGTCAAGTAGCTGCCGGTGATTTTAATATCAATCTTTGGACTTATAACCAGAAGTACACAAAGGCAGATGACACCACAGCGTATTACCTAGATGCTAACAAAGCGGTATTTATACCAGATGATTTTATGGCAAAAACTGTTTTTGGAGGACTACCAAATATGGTAGATCGCCAAATAGGTGGCGAGAACGCATCAATGCCTTCTATCACGGAAGCTGAGTTTCTTTTGCGAGCTTATTCAGATTCTAAAACGATGAGTTCAACTCTTGAAATCACATCTGCTCCATTGGCAATGCCAATAACAATAGATAGAATCTATACAGCTCAGGTACTCGCTTAGTAAAAGCGAAGTTATAATTTAACGGCGGCGTAAAAACCGCCTTAATAAAAACAAAAATGAAACAGTATAAAATTAAAACTTTTAAGCATCTTTTGGCAAATAACAAAATTGCCGTAAAGGGCGAAATTGTAAATGAATCAAAATTTGTAAACGTCACAGAAAGCCTTAAAGGAGGTTTTGTTGAAGAGGTAAAAAAAGAGCCAAAGAATAATAAAAAATCTAAATCAGATAAGAAATAAACAATGAGCGGTAATTTATTAATTAAAGCCAGAAGAGACGCTAAAAAAATTATAAAGGGCGGATTTAGTGAGAAAATCACTTTAATAAATCCAGTTAGCGGTTTGACTATCGAAACTGATGGTTTAGCTTCTAAGCACCATATAAATTTTGATTCCGATGGTTTGCCAATTAATAGTAAGAATGTTCATGTTTCTTTAGATTGAAGCTGATTTAGTTAGTCAAAATTACATCCTCGGAATAGTAATAATGAAGTTGCACTAATAAATCATTTGGTTAATGTAAAAGACTCAACTGGCAATCTAAGAAATTACGTTGTTATAGAGAATTTTCCAGATGAAACTTTGGGATTAATAACCTGCATACTTGGAGACTATGGCACTGATTAATAGCATTATTGGACCTTCGGGCGTTGAGTTGATAAAACATCAAATTGCCGCTATATTAAAGACTGAATTAGAGAATCAAAAGGCTCTACAGTCAGATGATTTTCCTATTAATGTTTTGTTGACAGAATGGTCCCAATAGATAAGTCAGAAATTGTAGTTATTAATGTAAGGTTTGAAAGTCTGAATCCAGAATCTATAAATCAACATGGGTCTCAAGAAGATGCAACATTTACAATTGACACGTGGGCGGTAGCAAAACAAACACCAACAAAGAGAGGCGATTTATTAAGCACTAATTTAAGAGACAAACTTATATTCCAAATTAAAGCAATTTTGCAAAGTAATTTTTATGTGACTTTAGATTTTGTTCCTGGTTTGGTTATGTCCTCAAATGTTGGAAATATTGAACCTTACGAGCCGAATAATAATCAAGATGCTAGTTTTGTTAGCATGGCTAGACTTAATCACAATGTTAGATTTTATCAAGATTATAAAGTTGAGCAAGGGGTTTTATTAACAAATAATCTAACAACGGTTAAATTATCAGATACCGATTTAGGATATAAATATGAATTAAATCAATTAATTAAAAATAAAAAAAACTATGGCAGCAATTTCAACGGCAGTAGGTTTAGAGCGTAGAGCCAGAGTGGCTGGTTACAGGATTACTAAAGGATTCTTTAACGATACCAGCGCAAATCTAAATCAAATTATTGCAATATTTGGAGAAGCGAATACAGCGAATCAAGGTACCTTAGATACCATAAAAAAGAAGTTACCTCAGCTCAAGAAGCTGGAGAGCTTTATGGTTTTGGTAGTCCAATTCATCAAATTTTAAGAATTTTACGTCCCTCAAATTCACCAGGAGTTGGAGGAATACCTACGGTAGTTTTTTCTCAAGAAACCGCCAACGATTCAACCGCTACGGTGATAGAATGGACTGTGGCTGGTAATGCTACAAAAAACGCAACCCACACCTTAAAGGTTAATGGAAAGGGGATAATTTTAGACTTTCAGACTTATGATTATTCAGTCGTAAAAGACGACACTCCAGCTGTTATAGCGGCAAAGATTGCCCTGGCTGTTAACTCGGTTTTAGGTTCTGGATTTACAGCAACTTCAACGGGGTCTGTGGTTACATTTACAACTAAATGGAAGGGAGCGACAAGCAAGGAGGGTAATATAGTGATAAGCAACGAAGGAGACGCCGCTGGAATTACTTATTCGCAAACAAACAGAACGGAAGGAGCTGGAACGGTAGATTTAGCATCTAGCCTCGCTCAATTTGGATCCACTTGGTACACTTCTATAATTAATCCTTACATTGATAAGCTGGAAGCTTTTGAACAATTTAATGGTATACCCTATGGAACAACACCAACTGGAAGGTATAATCCGATTGATTTTAAACCTTCTTTCGCTTTTTTCGGTAGCGTTTTAGATGATAAGGACGATTTGGTAGCAATAACAGGAGCCACGGATAGAATTAGTCAAGTTACCAACGTACTTTGCCCTGCTCCAAAATCAAATGGATGCACGTGGGAAGCTGCTTCAAATATGGTTGCAATATTCGCAAGAATAGCACAGGACACTCCTCAATTAACCGTAAACAACCAAAGTTATCCAGATATGCCAACTCCTAATTCTGGAGATATTGGTGACATGTCAGATTATAATAATAGGGATCTCTTGGTTAAAAAAGGATGCTCAACTGTTATTTTGGAAAATGGAGCATATAAGGTTCAGGATTTAGTTACAACCTATCATCCAGAAGGAGAGGTTCCTTTGCAATATGCTTATCCTAGGAACCTAAACATAGATTTTAATGTTAGTGAGGGTTACGGGATTTTAGAAACTCTAAGCGTAAAAGATCACGTTATTATAGCAGACGATCAAGTTTCGGACGCTCAAAGAACAATTAAGCCTAGACAATGGCAAAGTATTTTGTCTGATTACTTGAAGATTTAGCAACTAGGGCCTTGATTACTGATCCAGAATTTTCAAAAGAAAGTTGCTCAGTTCAAAGAGGAGAATCAAATCCAGATAGGTTTGAAACTTTTTTCAGATACAAAAGAACTGGGATTGCTAGAATAGAATCAACCACAGTGGAGGCTGGATTTTAATTAACCAATACAAAAAACAAAAACAAAATGGCAAAATACACAGGCGGAGACATTATAGAAATAACCTGCAACCACCCGACTTTAGGAAGCTTTAAATTTGCTACTAAATCCAACGAATCTTACACGCTCGATCCAGGTGGTTTTAGATCCAACGATGACGCAAATATGATTACTGGTGGAGGTGAATTTATTGATCAAGTCAATAGAGTCCGCTGGTCTTTTGAAGGACCTTTGCAAGCTGATTTTATTAGCAATAACGAGCTTTTAAATCTACCAAAATTGGCTGAAAATACAGATTTAGCCACGTGGACCTTTACACATATTTCTGGAATTACTTGGAGAGGTAGAGGAAAGTTTGTTGGAGACATACAAATCGATAGTAACACAGCTCAGTTAACGGCTAAAAATAGCTGGAGGGGGTAAACTAGAGCAACTTTAATAATAACGCATTAGGCTTATTAAAAAGCAGCATAAAGAGTAAATTAA